CCTTTTCTTGTACAAGGTAGTTGGGTCATTGGATTTTTCAAAGATGCTCAACATCTACAAGAACCAATTATCATGGGAACTCTTCCTGGTAAACCTAATGGTTATGCAAACACATCTTTAGGTTTTAATGACCCAGGAAATAATAAAGACTATGGGTATTATGATGAGAATACTGAAACCTATTCTTATCCAGTTCGTAAAGATGAATCAGATATTAATCGTCTAGCAGTTCCGACTGCCAAAGATGAAAATGACGATATCATTACTCATGGTAATCGTTCAACAAGAGATACTGCTGCTACTGAAAATGTTGCTACAGCATTAACATCAACAACATGGAATGAGCCAAAGACAACAGATGATTCATCAAGAGGTCATGAAGATAATGTCATTGGTATATCAACAGAAACAAATGAAGACAGAACAAAAAAAACAAGAGTAGATTCTGAATATCCATACAATCAAGTAAGAGAAACAGAAAGTGGTCATATACAAGAATATGATGATACACCTTATGCTGAAAGAATTATGGAATATCATAGAACCGGTACTTTCTATGAGATAGATGCTGATGGAAATAAAATGACAAGAGTCACAGGAGACAATTACGAGGTCATTGCTGGTTCTGATTATGTCAATGTAAAAGGAACTGTCAATCTTACAATAGATGGAAATTGTAACACATACATAAAAGGTAATTATAATGTTCAGATAGACGGAAATAAATCTGAAAGAATTGGTGGTACTTACAAACAATCTGTGGCAGGTGATGCAAATGAAACTTTTAGTTCTACTTACAAAGCTGAGTATAAAGGATTAAATGAATTTAAACATACTGGTGATTGGAAAGAATTTAAAGGTGCAAACTTTTATGCTAGACATGATTCAGGTACTGACTTCAGTTGTCCAAGTGACCCACCAAGAACAAGTGGTGAAGATTGCACTGACTTGAACACTCCAGAAACCCCATAGGAGATTATCATGGCTAAAGGAAGAAAACAAACAACTGTTCACATACACGAACCTACTATTAAAGGAACTTCTATTGGTAGAAAACCAATTACTTCTACAATGAATAAAAGTAAAAAGAGAAGTTTTAAAAAGTATAGAGGACAAGGTCGTTAATGTGTTATAAATAATTGACATAGGAGAATAAAATGGCTACAGGCAATTTAAGATATGATGCAAGTTTGACGAATGAAAAACGAAGTGTCAAAATCTTTAAAGATTTAAACTTAAATTTCAATGCCAATGCTGTTACAAAAGATATAACAAAATTAACTGATGTTGAAGCTATCAAAAGAAGTGTTAAAAACCTAGTACAATTAAATCACTATGAAAAACCATTTCACCCAGAAATTGGTTCTAATGTTCGTGCAACACTATTTGAAAATATGACACCAATTACAGCTGCTGTTCTTACAAGACAGATTGAAGATGTAATTAGAGATTATGAACCAAGAGTGGAGTTATCAAGAGTAGATAGTATTCCAAACATAGATGCAAATCGTTATGATGTAAGAATAGAATTTTTTATTGTTAATGCACCAGGCGAACTAATAGCATTGGATACAATTTTAGAGAGAGTAAGATAATATGGCAACCACAGATAAAAGACTCACAATTACAGAATTAGATTTTGATGATATAAAAACAAACCTTAAAACCTTCATGAGAAATCAAACAGAGTTTACTGATTATGATTTTGAGGGTTCTGGTATGTCAGCTTTATTAGATGTACTTTCTTATAATACACATTACTTAGCAATGAATGGTAATCTACTTGCAAATGAAATGTTTATAGATACTGCATCACTCAGGTCTTCTGTCGTATCTCATGCTAAGACTTTAGGATATACTCCTAGAAGTTCACGAGCCCCAATAGCAAATGTAAATATTACTGTGAACACTTCAAGTGTTGATACTGCAACTCTTGCTAGAGGTGCTAAGTTTACAACAACTGTTGATGATGTTTCTTATACTTTTGTTATTGCAACAGACATTACTCAAACAAGAGTTAGTGGAAGTTTAGTATTTTCAAACTTACCTTTGTATGAAGGAACTTTAATTACAACACGATACACAGTTGATACAGGAAATGTAGACCAAAGATTTATTATTCCAGATGCTAATGCTGATACCACAACACTTACAGTTCAAGTTCAAAACTCATCTTCAGATTCTACAACTACAACTTATACTCTTGCAACAGATATAACTCAAGTATCAGGTACTGCTGATAATTACTTTTTACAAGAAGTTGAGAATGGTCAATTTGAAGTTTACTTTGGTGATGGCGTAATCGGTAAAGCTGTATCAGATAACAATATTGTTATACTACAATATGTTGTTACAAATAAAGAAGCTGCAAATGGAGCATCAACTTTTACTCCACCATCTTCTATTGGTGATTCTTCTGACAATACTGTAACTACTATTACAAGTGCAGTCGGTGGAGCAGAACCTGAATCAATTCAAAGTATTAAATTTAATGCACCATTAGATTATTCAAGTCAAGGTCGTGCAGTTACTTCAAATGATTTTAAAACAATTATACCGACACTATTTGCAAATACACAATCAGTTCAAGTATGGGGTGGTGAAGATAATGACCCAGCTGTTTATGGAAAAGTTTTTGCTTCTATTAAAACAACAACTGGTTCTAATTTAACATCAACTCAAAAAACAAGTTTAGAAACATCATTGAAAGCTTTTACAGTAGGTTCTATTAGAACAGAAATTGTAGACCCAGAAACAATTAAATTAAGATTGGTTGTTAATTACAAATATAACTCTACTGCAACTACAAAATCATTAAGTGATATTTCTGCTTTAGTAACAACTACACTTACAAATTACAATACAAATAATTTACAAGTATTTAATCAACCATTTAGATTCTCAGAACTTATTGGACAAATAGATGATACAGATTCTTCAATCGTATCAAACATTACTACTGTTCAAATGTCAAAAGAACTTACACCAACTTTAAATACAGCAACAGCTTATACAATTAATTTTAAAAATGCATTTTATAATCCTCATAGTGGACACAATTCTACTGATGGTGGTGTTATATCATCTACTGGTTTCTTTTTATCAGGTAGTACAAATGAGCAATTTTTTGGAGATGATGGGCAAGGTAATTTAATTACATACTCTCTTTCTGGTACAACAAAAATAACTTCTAATTCTAATTTTGGTACTGTTGATTATGATATAGGAAAAATTGTTATTTCATCAGCAAACATAACTTCAATATCAAATGTTGATGGTGCAAGTTCATCAATAATTAGAATTGTTGCAAGCCCAAGTTCTTATGATATTGTACCATTAAGAAATGATATTTTAGAAATTGATTTAACAAATTCATCTATAACTGGTGCAGTTGATGCAATTACTTCAAGTGCAGGTTCAACTACAACTTCATCATCTTCTTCTGTTACTACGGCTGCAACTACAACCACTTATGTAAGTTCATCTAGTACATCAAGTGGTTACTAATGTCCTCTTCAATATTTGATAAAAAACTTTCACCAATACTAAGTGATGTACTGCCAGAATTTATTAAAGCAGACCACCCTAAATTTATTAAATTTCTTTCAGATTATTTTAAGTATCTTGAGTCAGCACAACTTACAATTTCTGGTGAAGTTAATTATGTAATACAAGAAACAACTTCTGTCAATTATATACTAAATGAAAATGGTGATGAAAATGTTGTATTAGAAGATTCAACAACAAAATTTACTGTTGGAGAAACAATTACAGGTTCTACATCTGGTGCAACTGCAACAATATTAGTAGATGACTTTGACGATAATCAAAAACTTTATATTACATCAAATCAAAAATTTATAACAGGTGAAACAGTTACTGGAGGTACATCTAGTTCTACTGCTACTGTTTCTCAATATCGTGCGAACCCTATTCAAACAATTCAACAACTTTTAGAATATGCAAATGTTGATAATACAATACATGATTTCTTAGATGAGTTTAGAAACTCTTTTATGGAAGCAATTCCAAATACTCTTGCTGATGGAATATCAAAAAGAAAATTAATTAAAAGTATTAAAGATTTATATACTGCAAAAGGTACAGAAAAAGGTCATGAACTTTTCTTTAGAATGTTATTTGACCAAGAGGCAGAACTTTTTTATCCTAGAGATAATATGCTTAAACCTTCTGATAGTACATTTGGAAATAAAAGTTTTATAAGAGTAGTAGAAAATGCTAATTCTGATTTTAGTGAATTAATAAATGAAAAGATAACAGGTGGAACAAGTAATGCATCAATTACTGTTGAAAATGTTACAAGGTTTACTGAAGCAGGTGTACAATATTCACAACTAGAAGTTTCTGCAGAATCATTATCTGGAACATTTATATCAGGTGAAACAGTTACAGGTACATCAACTGTTACCGATACAACTTTAGGTGCTGTTCTTTCTGAACTAATGATTGGTGGTACAATTACAAATGCTGGTACATTATATTCTATCGGAGATTCTATTACAATCACTGGTGGTAACTCTGGTGCAGAATTAGTTGTTAAAGAATTAACTAAAGGGCAAATAGACGAAATTATAATTGATGATGCTGGAACAGGACATACCTCTGGCCAAAGTTTATCAATAGACAATAGTAATACAAATGGTTCTGGACTTGCTGCTGAGATTCATATCGTAGGTGGTGCTCTTGCAGCTGAATCATTTACAGACCCAGCAGATGTCATTACAGAAGATAGAGAAACCGTTCAAGTTAATCATGTAGATAATTTTGAGTTACAAGATGCGACTGTCAATAATGCATATATTGTTTTAGATACAGATGCAGATTCTGGTGATAATATTTTATTTGAAGATGATAGTGGTATCTTACTACAAGAATTAAGTGCTGTTGACTATGCAAGACAACAATCACAATCAACAGATTTATCTGGTGATGTTATTTTAGAAAGTAATTTTCAACTTTTAAGAGATACAGACTTTGATGAATTACTATTAAGTCTTGAACAAAATTTAGATACCGAATATATTGTAAATGAAACTGGAGAGTATATAGAATTAGAAACTGGAACATTTACTTCTAGTGTTCAAGGTTCAATTCAAAGAATTAAAATAACAAACAAAGGAAATGGTTATACATCATTACCAACAATTACAAGTAGTGGAAGTGGAGCTATCTTAACACCAAAATCAACTTTAGCTGGTGGTGTGGCTGAATTAGAAGTAAGAAGTTTTGGTGCAACATATGACACAGATGACACACTTACATTTAACAATAATATTTTATTAAAAGATGTTTCTTTATCCTTTACAACATCTGAAGGATTTACTGAATTTGATGGAACAGTTGTTTCTTTTGACTCAACTAAAAAAATATTAGTTGTTAGTGCTACAAATACTTTTGATGAGGGTGATGTTTTAGTTGGTACAACTTCTGGTGCAACAGGAACTGTTGTGCAGAATGAAAGAGCAACGGCAACAATTTCTACTGGTGTTGTTGGACAACTTTCTGGTGTCAATGACGATACTAAAGGTTTTATATCTGTTGATGAAATGAGAATTCAAGACTCTTACTATTATCAAGATTTTTCTTATGTTGTTAAAATCGGGGAAGGAATTAATAGTTGGAGAAATAGTATTAAAAAAGCTACACACCCAGCTGGATTTCAAGTTTTTGGTCAAGTTACTTTAAGTTCTTTAGTTAGTGCTCAAATGGGTACACCAACTGGTACAGGTATTGCTGGATTTGTGGGTGATACAGAAACATTCTCACCAACTCTTGCTTCTACATTCCAAAACATCTTTACAACGATTATTGCTAGAAGACTAGGAACAACAACAGATGGTACAGAGTTAAATGAAAAGCCAAATATAGGATATACTGAACAACCACAAGATACTACTCAATTAGATAATATTGTTTTAGATGGTACTGATTCAAGTTCAAGTAATTCTGGTGATGATTTAGTTTTAGATGGTACAGATTCTAGTTCAAATAATTCTGGTGATAATATTGTATTAGAAGAACAAACATTACATGAACAAGATGGGTTGTTATTAGAAACTGTTGATGGTGATTCAAATTCATATATTCTTTTAGATGCATCAGGTCTTGGCCCAAATAATTTTTCTCTTAATGCTGGTGAAAAATTAATTCAAGAAGATGGTTCTGGTGATATTGATAATGTAGAAATACTTAGACCACCAAAGAATAAAAGAGAAGTAACACTTACAAGTTTTGTAACAGTTAGATTAGATGGAACAAGAGGTTCTAATGTAACAGGTCCGTTCTTACAGAATTTAAATTTATATGGATTTATGGAACCAGGGTTTCTTGGAGATGACGAAAACATTGATTCATATTATACACTTGAACAATTTAGTTCTTTTACATTTAACGATTTAGATTTTGGTACGACTCTTACTTTAGAGAATGACGATTCTGGGGATTTCATTAGTTTAAATTCATCGGCTGCAGGTGGTATTGATGAAAACGATTATATTGTTTTAGAAGACTTTAGTTCTGATTATTCAGTACTTGCAGGTGTATCTCAAAACGGAAGAATTGTAAACGAAGATAACCCTGGTAATATGATATTACTTGATGGTATTGATGCAGTATCTTCAGACCAGAATGAAAAAGTTTTAGTAGAAGCTTCTGTTGTAGATAATTTACCATTTACAACTAAGATTGAAGTTCCACCAAGAGGTGAAATAAGAATTACTACTACTGCAAGATTTAATCAATTTGATAATGACTTTGTATCATTTGATAATATTGAACAAACATTTGATGAGGCCTCAGGTACTGCAGATACTCAAGGTAGTGTATTACTTGAAACCGGAAGTTTCGTATTACTTGATGGTACTGATAACTCAAGTGCTAATGCAGGTTCTAAAATTACACTTGTTGGGCCTTCTAATTTACTTGACTTCTCACAAACCATTTACAGATTTGATGATGAACTTGGTGTACCATTCGCAAGATTTGATACAGGTCTCGTATAAAATGTGTATAAATAATAGAAGATATAGGAGTTTAACAATATGGCATATCAATCACTCGCTCTAGGTTCAACTGCAAACGATGGTACTGGTGACACCCTCCGTGCAGGCGGAGACAAAATTAATGATAATTTCGTAGAAATTTATACTTTATTAGGAACAGGTTCTGCACTTACAAGTGGTATAAGTGCAAGTAGTTCCGTAGTCACTTTAACTGCAGCAGTTATTGCAACAAGTCTAGACATGAACGGTCAAGAATTAATTCTTGATGCTGATGCTGACACTTCAATAACAGCAAGTACAGACGACCAAATAGATATTAGAATATCTGGTGCTGATGACTTTGCCTTTACTGCAAATAAGTTTGATATTCTTTCAGGTTCAACACTAGAAGTCAATGGCACTTTAGACATGAATGGTAAAGAATTAATCTTAGATGCTGATGCTGATACTTCAATCACAGCAGATACAGATGATACAGTTCATTTAAAAATAGGTGGTGCATCTTATGATGCATTTACATTTACTGCTGGTCAGTTAGATATGAAAACAGACGGCACTGCTGGTGTTGCTCAGATTAGATTGTATTGTGAATCTAGTAATGCTCACTATGCCGCTTTACAACCACAACCACACGCTTCTGGTGTTTCCCCAACTGTTACTCTTCCAAAATATACTGGTACTCTTGTAGCAGATACAACTTTTGTTGGTGCAGTAGATACAGTTTCAGGTGATGGTTCAAGTACTGATGCAATTTCATTAGTAACAATGATTTCTTTTTTAGATACTTCAAGTGGTACTTCTTCATTAACTTTAGCTACAGGTGTTGACGGACAAATTAAAAAAATTATAATGGAAGTTGCAGGAAATGCTGCCACACTAACACAATCAAATGGTAATTTAGTTGCAAGTCAAGTTTCAACTTCTATTGTTTTTGATGCAGTTGGTGAAAGTGCTACTTTAATTTATAGTGCTACTTTATCAAAATGGTTAGTATTTGATGTTCGTGGTGCAACAGTAAGTTAGGATAATTTATGGCTTTACAATTAATTGGTACTGATGCTCTAGCAGATGAAGCTGTTAGTACAGATAAATCACAACCGTTCGGTAATATCATATTAGACTCTTCTGCAGCTGGTACTGATGTTGGTGATAGAATACTTCTAGATAGAACAAATGCAAATGGTCAAGATGCTGGCGATGCCATTAATGTTGAAAAAGAAATATTAGATATTGAAGGTATTAATGTAGCATCAAGAAAACAATTAAAGTTAGGTGCAGTAATATTAGAGAGTGGTACTACTGACACAGTTGATGGTGATGTTTTACTTTTAGATTCAACTGCTTCTGGCGTTGACGAAGGTGAAATGGTATTGTATAATGAAACTTTTATAGATAAAGTAGGATTGTTTAATATTAATACTTTAGGTTCTGCTGGACAAGCACTTAAAGTTGATACTGCTGGTATAGCTTTTGAGTTTGGGTCGGTAGAAGCAGGCGGACTTGTTGTGCAACAAATAACTTCTGCTGTTGCAAAAGCAACTTTTACCTCTGCGATACCAGATGATACTTCAACCCCTACAGTAACAGAGGGAACAGAGATTTATTCACAAGCTATTACACCGGCCGCTGATACAAATAAAATTTTTATAACAGGTGCCATTATGGGTACAAGTGCTCAAGCAAATGGGTGGGGTATTACTCTTTTTAGAGGAAGCACTTGTATATTAACTGTACACGATAGTAATGCCGAGGGTGGTACTCAACCAGACCAATGTAATATTAATGTTTTAGATGACCCTGGTACAACATCTGAAACGACATATTCTATTAGAGCTGGGTGTATGGCAGGTAGTTCGGCTACTTTTATACAAAGAAGAGGCACAGAAAAATATAATAATACAATGAATTTAAATTGTGTAACACTTCAAGAAATAAAAGGTTCGTAATTATGAATATTGCAAAACTATTAATATACTATTATCCAAATTGCCAATGGGAGTTAGTGGGTAATGACCAAACTGATTATAAAAATTTAACTTGGTTAGATAAAAAAACAGCCAAACCAACAGAGTCAGAATTATTAGCAAAAAAAGATGAGGGTGACCTTCGTGAAGCTTTAGATAATTTAAGAGTTTTAAGAAATAGACTTTTAAAAGAAAGTGATTACATGGGTAATTCTGATGTTACCATGAGTAGTGCTTGGAAAACTTATCGTCAAGAATTAAGAGATATGACAGATGGATTAGATACTATTG